CGGTGTAACTCAACATTTATTATATACTGGAAATGATTTATTGTAATGGACAGAGCCGCTATTAAAGCAAGATTATCTGGTCAACCTCAAGTAAATATTGTTGAAGAAGATGAAGAACAGCAAAATACTATAGGTTTAGATAGAGATGCCATACGCAACAGGCTACGTAATCAAAGACCTATATCTGTAAGCAGTAATACTGCTATGACAGATGACACAGAGGCTACTGCAACAGACGAAGTTGCGATAGATAATATACCTGAAGTAGATGAATCACCTGAAGCATTCTACATACGCACTGGTCAAGTGCCTTTAGGCTACAAGTATGTACCTAGTGTTCCTGTAAGTGATGACCCTCTTGATACAGCAAATGTTAAACTAGTTCCTGAGTTTGACCAACCCACTGTAGAGGAACAAACAGATAAAGTATTTGGCTACGAGGATTTTAACGAAGCACTAGATGCATTCTCTGAAGTTGATGTGTTAGATGTTGAAGGCTTTGTTAATAAAGCACCTACAGGATTAAAAACAGTTGCCAAAGTACTAGCTGGTGGCGGTAATGTGGCAGTAGAAACATTAGCTTCTGCTATAATTGGCATAGAAGAAACTGCCAAAGATTCTGGTGAGGCTCTAACTCGTGCTATTCACGAAACATTTACAGAAGATAATAAACTCTTTGGCATGACAGGCAAGGAGATGTTGCCGTTTGACCCTAAGACAGCAGGTAAAAAGTTTGCAACTGATTTAGGAGATTTGTTAGAGATAGCAGAGATGATACCAGCAGTGTCACTTGGTACTGGAAGTTCAAGACTTAGTAAGACTGTTGCTAAAGAATTAAAGAGCGAGAAAGCAAAAGAAACATTCCTAAACAGAAAACTAAATGTAGGTAAGGCTATAATAAATACTGAAGACGAGATAGCTAAGAAAGCTAGTGATGCATCTAAAGTAGCACAAGAGAACCGTGAAGTAGCTAGTGATTTAATTGATGCCTTTGAAACACAAACAGGTAAGACTATATCTGATGTAGGTGATGATGGTCTTAAAATAATTAATGAATCTAAAACCAGAGAAGCTGGTGTAGAAACTGCTGAAGAAATAGCAACAGCCCAAAGAAGTGGTGTTCGTCAGTTCTTAGCAGGTACTGCTGATGTTGATGTAAATGCTGCATTATTAGCAGGTCAGGGTGATACTATCACTCAACCTCTATTAAAACCAGAGAAGTTTGATGCTCTAGTAGCTACTGTAGCTGACTTAAAGAAGCGTGTTCCAGATGCATTTGATAACGATAAAACTGTTATAGATAATTTATTTGATTTAACAGTCAATAAAGAACTTGTTCCCGGTGATGAATTAATAGACATGCTTAATAAGTATGATTTATCTTTTGAAGATTATATACTTACTGTGGTAGGCTCTGGTTCTCAAGCAGGTAAGACACTACAAAAACTATCTCAAATAAAACGTATGCGTCCTGCCAATGAAATGATTGCTATGCAAGAAGCGGCAACTAAAGAGGCACAGGGTGCAATACGTAAGTTTGTTATGCGTGTAGAGAATGTACGTAGAGCAGGTCTTGTATCTCAGGTAGCTACTGCCGCACGTAACCTTACATCAGGCGGTATTCGCGCTCCACTTGAAGGTCTAGGCAATGTCATGGACACTGCATTATATAACTTATCTGAAGAAGGTTATAGAGCCGCAGGTAAATCTTTATTCTCAGGTAGTAACTGGAAGGATAGCTTCAGGCATATGAAGTATATGTTCGGTCCTGAAACATCTATGGATGTTAAGGAATATGTAGACTTTATATTGAAGCAACCTGAGTTAGCCAAGCAGTATGACCTTATGTTTAATAACATAAATGAAATACAGAAGATGACAGGACGTGGTACTGGTGGCAAGGTAGACTTTGTGCTTACTGAACTTGAAGATGTTATGGATGTTCTTAATACTCCAAACAGATGGCAGGAACATCTTATACGTAGAGGTGCATTCTTAGGTGAACTAGAAAGATTAACAAAGCGTGATTGGAAGATTGATTTAACAGACACTATCAATCAAGGTAAGATACGTGATATGTTAAATGATGCAGGTACTGTGCGACCCGAAGGTGCTAGGTCATTTAATGATATAGTAGCCGAAGCTACGAGTAAGGCATTAGATGTTACATACGCTAAACAACCAGACGTACCTGTATTTAGGTCTGCATCTCAGTTTATTGTTCGTAATGGTTTAACAGTTATATTACCATTCCCACGTTTTATGTTCAATAGTATGGAACTGATGGGTCAATATGCGGCAGGTGCATCCATACCTCTTACTAAAAGAGTTATGAGTTTAGTAAGTAAAGGCGAAATAGAAAAGTTTACTATGAAAGATAGGCAGAGAATATCTCGCAATCTCATAGGCCTTGCTACTGTAGGTGCAGCATATCAATACAGAACATCTGATGATGCTCCTGCTGACTATAAGTTAATGAATACTAGTGAAGGTACTGTGTTAGATACTACACCTCAATATCCTATGAGACAGTTCTTGTGGATGGGAGAAGCAACTAAACGCCTTAGAGATGGTACATACAGCGATTGGTTTGATGGTAAAGAGTTTACTGAAACTTTCTTAGGTACTAATATAAGACAGGGTGTAGGTAATAGTTTAATAGAAGAGGTAGTAGACTTAGCAGGTAGTAGTGATTTAACTGCTGATGAAACGTCTGCTAGATTAGCTGGTAGAACCATTGGTCAATACCTATCCACATGGGCTGTTCCATTTGGTCAGATAATAGAGGCTGAACGTAGTTTAGGTATGAGAGGTACAGAGTATAAAGAAACTGGCGAAGACCCACAGTTAGACTTCCAGACTACTTTTATGAATGAACTGAGCAGACCATTTAAAAGGTTTGAATCTGCAAAAGCAGAAGCACAAAGACCATCTCGTGAGTTTCTATTTGCTGAAAGCAAAGAACGTGTTGCTCCTATACTACGTGTGCTTGGTGGTCTTAATATTACTACTGCTGATGAGCCTTATGGTGAGTACATAGCTAGTTTTGGTTATACAGACTATGAGTTAGCTAGTAAATCTAAAGTAAAAAGCATAAAAAGATTTGAAGATAAAGTTGTGAGAAGTGCTTTACCACTTATTGTTGAAGAAGCGCAGGACTATGAAGCTGCACTTAGGTCACAATACCAGATAGCAAGCGATGAACTAAAACAACAGTACAGTGAAGAGAAATATGTGTCTAGTAAAGTGCGACCTTTTCTAAAGACGCAAATAGGTAATGTAAGAAAGAATATATCTGACGCTAAAACTCTTACTGCTGATGCACCTGAATATGCAGAAGCTATGTTAAAGTATAGACGCTACACAAAAGAGATGAGAGAAGCGGCAGGTGTTAGGTTCTTTGAAGAGTATAATAGAGAGCCTGATGGTACAGACTTTAAAGATTTAAATCGGTTAAATACGATAGCCGATGCATACACAAAAGCATTTAGATAAAAAAGGGGCAATTAAGCCCCTTCTTTTTTACCTATTATCTCCATCACCTTGGATAGCATTCCGTTTTTTCCTATCCTCTAGTTTATCTAGGTTCTGTGTAGCAATAACAGACAGAGAAACATCTAAGTCTTGTGCAAGTGTAGCACAATACCATAATACATCTCCTATTTCAAAAGCTATGTCTATCTTTTTCTGCTCATAGTCCTCTTGATTATAGCCATCACGTATTAACTTCTTTACTTTGTTGGCTATCTCACCTGCCTCACCTGCTAGTCCTAGTGCAGGATAAGTTATCCTATATGATTCAGGATAGATAGCATACGACTTTGCTTTCTTTTGATACTCGTTTAATTGCATGTTAGGATACTTCCCCTCTCGCCATTTAGCCATTTCATATTCAAGCCACGTCACGCTCTTGCCCTTTAAATGCTTTTATCACATCAGAAGAGAATAATTTTTGTAGATTTAAAAGATACATACGTGCGGCATTGTTATCTCCCCCTGACACAGACCTCTTATAATCTAGGTTCTTAATAATTCTTTTTAAACTCTTCGTGTCAAATACTAGTGTAGCAAAAGTATCTTCCCCAATACATAGATTATGAAACCAGAAATCTGATTCCGTAGCGTTGATTCCACTTGGCTTACCATAGCATTCGTATTCAATTGCTATGTTACCTGTCTTCTGCCATACGTCTCTTTCACTCTTAACCTCTATCTTTCCTTGCTGTAACATATCAGCAATCTGTTGTTCTCTAACCTCTCCATACGCTAAATCAATATCAAATTTCTTTCGGTCTTTAGTTTGTGGTTTCATCTGGTTCACTACTAGTCTCCTTTTCTAACGATTTAATTAATGTGTTTGAGAACGCTCTTTCTGCGGCTACTAATTGGTCTAAATCAAATCTAGCTTTAGCTATTCGTTCTCTTAGTGACCTAACTTGAGCAAGCCAGTATCTTTCATTGTCATCTACATCTGAAACATCATACTCCTCACCTTCATACTTTAATTTATTTTCCATTATTCTTTCTCCATCTATGTTTAAAGAATACAATTATATTTATTATTGTGTTTATTGATATGGCAGTAAGCATTGCTACTTCCCACCAGTTAGCTACATAATTTAGAACCATCCTAGCTTGACCCCATTATGTATAATAATGAAAAAGCAAGCAACCAAGTGAGTGAGTACCCAAAAGGTACGTAGCATAGCAGCCATATCGCTTTCACTTTCATCATCTGATATCTTGCTCCCAATTGTTTTTGCCCATACTCTCCATGCTTTATTTCTCATAGTTCTTTCTCTGTATCTCAGTATAAGCTAGTCGTAAAATCTCATGTCTAGCAACACCTATATCATCTAGTGTGCTATCAGGTAGTTCATGCAGTTGTCTTATAATTGTACGTGTCTTTCTCCAATCTATAACATATCTTATAAATCTTGTCAAGTAATTTTCTAGTGCTAATTTTTTCATTGTATCTCCTGTTGTGTATATATATTCTCTTTTGTTTCCTAAATATCCGGGAACATATTTCATGCCGCAGTCAAGTCCACTACTTCACACACTCCTGCTGAACACGCTAACTCACGTCCACCTGATGTGTTATCTTCTTTCTCAAACTCAGGCAACAAAGACCAATCAACTGTGTCTGGCATACGTGCAAACAACTCTGTGTACTTCTCCTTGTTGATATCCTGATACGGTGCTTGCTGATATGTATGCTCACTAAATGGTAAGAAGCTAATGCCTGATACCTCATCAAAGTTTTCATACACCCATGAACCTACTTCCATCCACTCATGCTCTTTCACAGAGATAGTGACAGATGGTTTATGCTCACACCAGTGTCTCTGATATAGTAGCCACAAGTCTAGCTGTTCAATAGCTGTCATACCAGTACGTGTTACTGCACCAGAGGGTGACTGCATTGGAAAACTAAACACTGTAGTGCTGTCAGGCTTCATTACGTCAGGCTCTGCTGGTATACCTTGTGCTACTAAGAACTGTGTTAGTGGGTCTTTGTTATCGCCACGCACAGTACGCACATAGTATGGGTTGTGTCTAGCATGAATGCCAGATGCGCTGTCAACTAATTGACTTACTGTACCACTAGGTTTAACACAAGTGATAGCGGCAGACTGTTCAATTCCTAGCTGTTCAGCAAAGATAGCATTTGTTTCTACAGCTACTGACTTTAACTCTTCCAGTAATGCACTGATGTTCATACCATACGTTGCACTCTGTCCTGCCAGTATCTGATTATCCATGATACCAGTAAGGGACACACCAAGTAGTCTCTCTTCCTGAGTATTTCTTTTCCAAACATCTCTCAGGTATTTAAAATCTGTCATAGTAGACTGAAACGTACCTAATATAGTTGCAATACGTACCTTCTTACGTAGTGATTCCATATTGTCTGATGCACGTGCTACTACCTCAGATAAATTACAGAACTGATAAGGACGTAGGATAATCTCACTGCAAGGATTACAGCCGAAAGCATAGTCAGTATGCCGTCTGCCATTCTTAGATGCTTGCTTGATAGCTGATGCACGATTAAATATACCACGCTCACCTGACTTACTCTCATACAAGGACACCCACTCACGCATGAATGTACCCATCTGTGGCTTCTCTTTGTAGGCTACAGAGTTATTAGCTAACGCACGTTGCCCTTCATTCTCCCACCACTGACCTGACTTAGCATGTGCCATCTGGTCATCATTAAGATTAGACAATGAAATCAATGCACTACGTCTGACCCCACCTACGACTACAACCTCACCAATCTTACACATTATGTCGTGACATTCAATAGGATACAGCCTACGACCTGACGCAGCCTTGAACTTCTCAATGCAGAAGTTAAACAACTCTATCAAAGGTTGTGGTCCTGATGCCCTGCCACCAAATGTCTTCAGCCTTGCACCTGCTGGACGTACCTTAGATACATCCCACTGTGGTATCTGACCTGCATACAACATAGCAATCAACTCACGTAATGCTTTAGACCATCCCGGTCTACTGTCACCAACCTTAATTACTGTGTCGCTGTACTCAAAGTGTTCATTAACTATAGGCAATTTGTCTACAGCGTTACGCTCCACAGAGAAGCCTACACCTGTGCCACACATTAAGATGTACATTGTTTCATCAAATGCTCTAGGGCTGTCTACAGGTACGTAAGAACAGTTGTATCCACCTACGTGGCATCTATCTAAGGCAGGTCCTGATGTCATTAATGCTCTCATACTTGGCATCACTCTTTGCTCAAGCACTGCTTCCTCTAACTCACTACGTAATGAATCAGATAATTCAAAGTTACACGTTTCTTTGAGATGGTTTGTCATGTAGTCAAAGTATCTTGCTACTGTTTCTCCCCATGTCTCACGTCTTTGCTCATCCTCTTTCCACCTAGCATAGCGAGATAGAGCAATAAAGTTTTGGTAGTCTGTTGGTAAATAGTTACTTATCATGTATTACTCCTGTATACTTTTAATGTTTCTAATATTTGTACCACCCACATCGTAGAAGTACTCTTGTATTCCTTCTTCAATCTCCTCTGCTACGTTACCGTCAGCAGGTACAGGATATTCTTCAGGGTCTATGTCGATAGTAAGATATATCTTAACTCTCATTAGGCTCTCTACCTTCAAGTTGATTAATACGCATATCAATATATCTCTTTGCTTTATTTAAATCTGTTATCTCGTCTGTATTAGATTTATAACCTGCTCTCATTATATACTTTATAACATTACCCATCCAGAAAGGCAATTCGTTATTCATAATAAATGACACAGGCTCTATTGCATACCTTTCATAATGCTTTGGATTATTAATTACATCTGATTGTGCCATTGCTTGTTTCATATACTCCTCATGTCTAATCTGGTCATCCATTATGCACTCCCTTTTGTTTTACTGCCAAAGGATAATGTCACAACATTGTCCTTCCTGTCAAGTACTTTTCCTCTGTCTGATTCTGGTTCAAAATTTATATTGAGTTCTTGGCTATCTACCTCAGTCATAACATAATCATGTGCTATGTTTCGTAAGTCTGGCGATGTTTCCATCATAGGCACTGTAGCACATACCATTTTAGCAAAGTGTAATAGGCTGTAATAATCATCATCGTGTAATGGATTATCTCTACCTGCTAGAACAGATATGTTTACATCTCCTGACCATTCGTTTCCGTTTAATACTGTAGGTCTTATACAGATAACAACGTCTTCTTTTTCAAGGCTCTCTAATACTTTTTCATCCATCATTTATAACTCCTTTTTATTTTTGAACCAGAAAACTTTACAAACTTAGGATGTTTGTTTGACCCTTTTTCTTTAAGCCAATCCTCTGGAATTATTCTATCATAACATCTAAAACCATATTTATAACACCATTCTCCATAGCTAGACTTAGCACCTTTTCGTAGCTTACGTCTACTGTTTTCAAATACAAATCTTATATCAAGGTAGGGGTGTTGTTTCTGTATTGCAAGATGTTTGCGTCTATCTGCCGCAGTAAACATCCCCTTTGTTTCTATAATGATTCCATTATTTAACACGAAGTCTGGTGTATAGGTGCGATACGCTAAGTCTTCCCACTCAATCTTCATACACTCGTATTGAAACTTTACTTTGTGTAGTTTCAGATATTCGGATAGCTTAACTTCTAATCCAGACCTATACCCATACTTACGTGCCGCTTTGAACTGCTTAAAGTTAACTGACATTTAACTCAACATAGTTAGTCATCCTTGGTGTCTTAGCTTGTGACTTTACCGCAGGTCTTTCTTGCAGTGTAGGCCAACAGTCGTGACGATAAGAACAGAATCCGCAATGAACATTTAATACTTTGTTACCTGTAGGCTTACCACGAAATGTCTCATCTTCTGCCTCGTAACATCTATTAAATTTATTTTCTTCGACTATATTACAAGTCTCCTCTATCTTAGCCACTTCTGCATCTACGTCTATGCCATAAGCAGGTACATACTTGAAGTCACCAGTAGCTTTATTAACTACCCACCAACCCCCTGCACGTTTGCCTGATGCTTTTGCATACCCTGCAAGCTGTGCTATATAACCAAAGCCATCGCCTTCTTTTAATGTGTCGAAGGATTCAAACTTGTTTTCATACGACCACTTGGATGCAGACTTTATATCATCAACAGCACCGTCAATAACAATATCATATGTTCCGTCAATGGATATGTCATCCAACTTGAGAGTAACTTTATCGCTGTCTTCATATTGTACTCCTGCTTCTTTAAGAAGCCCTTTGAAGACAGCTTCAACGATGTCTCCAATCATCATGTTCATCATAAATGTTGTCGGTAGAGGCAAACCAACTTCAGGCTTGTTCTTATCGTACCATAATTGGCAAGCTGACCTACCAACATTTGACATACGAAGCCTAAAGTTATTACGCTTCTTGCCCCCACCAAACTGACGATGCAGTGCTTCTTGTATGTCATCTGCAACTTGTTTAATAGTTGCATCAGACATAGTTGACGTGCCTTTGACAGCATCCGTCATGTATTGATGTACCGCCAGTTCAGCAGGATGTTTCATTAGGCTACCTCTTCGTCTAGTTCAATGTCTACAATACCATCAACAATCAACTCATCGTCTTCGTCATTATGTCGTGATGACTTCTCTGAATAAGCATTGATGATATAGTCATTGTAGTTTTCTATCCAAGTCATAAAGTCACCAAATGAATCTTGCTCCTCGCCTGTTATGTCTAATGATTTAGTCATGTCGATAGACACCACAGGTAGATAGAAGCTGTTGCCGTTAGGTAACTTTCTTTCCTCTGTGTTAGCAACCATTGTGTGCTGAATAGGCATACGCTTTTGCTTGGCTAGTTTAGTGAACAGTGTACCTACAGTCTTAAAGGCATCACGGTTTTCAATCTCCCAAATAAATGGGATATCTCTAGGTGCTTCTACTTCATTACCTGAAGCGTCAACTGCACCTATTAGATTAAGCGTACCTAATACTACACGAACACGTTTAATCTGTCTGATTAACTCTTGTGTCTTCTCAGGTAGAGACTTCCAATCTGCAATATATCCCGCAGGTTTACCACAGTTAAACCCACCGTCATTATCTTTTAAATCTATATTTAGATTGTCAGCCATTACAGTCTTTACGTATCGGTTAGGCGTATCACCTGAACCTTTCAAGAACTTCTTGTACATATAACGCTGTACATATGGACGTAATTCAACACTAGTTGAATAGTACGTTGGACCATCTGGTATCTCTACCCTGTATGCTCCACCAGAAACTACTTCCATGTTAACTCGCTTACCATTTACTTCAGCTTCACCCATGATAGGTGAGTGAGATATACGTAGACGAGCAAGTGTGCTACTCTGTTTCTTCTGAGTAGTACCTACGTCAGCTATGCCCATTGCTTTAGCCATAGCCGCAAAGTTGTTAGTGTCTATTGTTGTTAATTGTGTCATATTTTATACTCCTTTATTGTGAAAGTCTGATAGTTATATCAGGATACATCCTTCGTGTCAAGCCAGTTATTACCTATTTTTGATTCTAATAGTAGTGGCACATTGAAATCTATACCCCATCTTAGTTTAATTAAGTCTGGTAAGTCTTTATTAGCTTTATGTATAACCTCAATCACCCCTCTCTCTTCCTCTGGGTGAACATCTATGACGATACTATCATGTACGCTGTTGACTACACAAGACTTAAATGCAGTTAATAGCTTATCTATATGTAGTAATGCTAGAGGTACAATGTCTGCTGTAGCAAACGACTGTACAGGATAGTTCTTTATCTGTGTAAAGTGAGACACCCTACCCCTAGCGTTACGCTGTACATCAGGAAAAGAAAACTCTCTGCCTGATGGTGTAGTAATCTTGTGTGTATTCAAAGCCTCTTTAGCCAATCGGGTGTGCCATAGCTTGACCCCTTGGTACTTTTCTGTGAAGTGTTCATAGTATTCCGCTTCTGCTTTTGTTCTTCCGTAACCTGTTGCACCATACAACGGAGCAAATGTGTGCGCCTTTGCATCCTGTCGAGATGTAGGTTGGCCAGCATCACTAATAACTTTGGCGGTATAACTATGCACATCAAATCCTGTAGACACTTCTTCAATTGCAACTCCATCCTGTGATAAATATGCGGCAGCACGAAACTCTAGCTGTGCGAAGTCAGCCTCAAGTATCTTACCACCTTCCCATCTTGATACAAACACCTTTTTAACAGGGAATGTACCGCCTCGTGGCATGTTCTGCATGTTAGGGTCTGCCCCACTGAACCTGCCTGTAGATGTACGATGTTGTAGCAACCGTACATGTAACTTGTTATCTTGTTTAGTGTATGTAGATATACCATCCACGAAGGATGATAGATATGTATCTACAGCAGATAGTCTGCGTACATCAGACAAGAACTTAACGGCATAGTCCATACCTTTAGACTTAGCCGATGCTTCAAGCATGGATAAGTTTGTTTTACTTGTACTAAAGCCGTTAGCACTTGCCCATTTAGCTGATGGTGGTTTGAACTTTAACCCTGCTATCTCATGTAGATTAACCAGATTATACCCAAGACTATTACATGCTTTGCAACCGTTGGGTCTAGCAAAAGGTGTTCCATCTTTCTTTACCTTTCTTACCTGTCCTGTGCCATTACATTCATTACATTGCTCTGCTCTTGTCTTATACACACGCTTTGTACCACTCGCTACAATACTGCGAAAGTCTGCATCGTCCATGTATGGGTCAATAGCACTAGCCCAATACGTCTTATCCATAACTTGTCTGCTATATATTATCCAAGATAATTGTTCTGGGCTGTTTAGATTGATAGGTGAATCACCCATCAGAAAACGTACCTGATTTTGTAGTGAATTGATTAGACTACTTTTCTCCTCAATAAACTCCTGTCTAACTGCTTCTAACATACGAGTATCAACAGCAAATCCACGTTGATAAATACGTGAGAGGCACACGGCTACTTCATTAGTCAGGTTGACAGTGTTCTGTAGCTTGGCATCATCCACAGTATTTAACCTATACCATAGCCTATTAGCAAGCTGTTGTGTAGCATGTAAATCATGTGATAGATACTCAGACAACTCATCATGTGGTATGTCACGTGTTGTGTAACCTTTCTTGAAGTACTCCTTCAAAGTATCTTGCTTCTTAGTATCCAACTCATATCTTTCAGCACATGCTTCCAGAGACAGTGGTTGTTTCTGTCCACGCTGTAACACATACTCAACTAACATGGTGTCAAAGACAGCACCATCATACTTAAAGCCACTCTCCCACAACCAGAGTAAGTCGTGTGCGGCATTGTGCATGATAAGTACAGTAGCTTTGTCTAGCCATTCCTGTACTACAGTATGTCCAAAGTCATCTGCCTCTGCTTCTGCATGGTCAAATGTAACTACGCGTTCCACACCTGTGTCAGATAACATACCTATCATAGTGAGTGAATTGGTAGGCTCAAATGGGTCAAGGTGCATCTTGCCATCACGATGCGTGACTGTATTCTCTACGTCTAATACTAACTTCATCCTTCGTACCTCGCTGTCATATAGTTTAAGTCTACGTTCACCATACCATGCCAACCATTTAGCTTATTCTTAACCACGTTAAGGTGTCTAAGTGGGCTGTCCTCATCCTGTCCTTCAACAGATGGTGACTTGCCAATCAGTATCATAAGGTCAGCTTCTGCTGCCTTACCTGTACGTGAGCCTTGCATCATAGACTGATTAAGCTGTGACCTACCCTCTGCTTCAGCGGATAGCTGTGACATATAGAACACAGCACAATCGTAAGTCTTTGCAATCTGCCTAGCATAGATAGCACAAGCGGCTAGTGCTTGGTCTTCTCTGGCAAAACTACCAGATGCACCAAACTTATCGCCCATGTCAAGTACAAGTACATCAGGCTTGTATGCCTTGCATACTGATTCAACCCAAGCCATGTCACGACCACCTGCTTCTTTAATCTTGATGTTCTTCATCACAGGTGCATACATAGCTTGTGCCTTACTCATGTTATCTCGTACCTCACGAGCAGACATACCTGATGCGGCAGTTAGATACCTTGCACCAACACGGTGTGTAGGCTCTTCGTTACATAAGATAATACAGTTTGCTCCTTGATGTGCGAAGCCGTTAGGTGAGGCAATAAGACTAGCATGAAAGGATGTCTTACCTGTGTTTGGTCTAGCACCTACCTCAATAAGCTGACCGCCACTAACACCCTCTACCTTACGTGTAAGGCTAGGTATATTGAATGTCCACTTGGCTTCTAACTCTGCTTTAGCCATAAGTGTTTCAATGCTGATGTCATCCCACTCAATGTTTAAGTTAGGTATGAAGTCATCTCCATACTTTTCTAGTAAGTCACGTAGATTCTGTAGTGTATTAGCATCACCATTCACCATATCAAATCCTATATTGGCTACGTCTTCACCCACCACCTGTTGAAACAACTTAGATAATACCTCTTGCGATATGTCATTACCCATTGGCTGTTCTCTCTTGATAGCACTAAACAAAGAATTATATGCCTGTTTTTGTGCTGTAGTCAGCGTAGGATTATTAGATAAGAACATAGCCTCTACCTCATCAGGTAGAAGTGTACGATTGTACCTATCCATAGCTGTATCTATTGCTTGTTTAATCTTACGCACGTCCTTGCTGAACAAGCGGTCAGGACATTTAGAACCACGATGGTCATCGTAGAAACCTTTGTCCATAAGACTGCGTACTAAAGATAACTCCATTCTTATACTCCTATGTTGGTTAAGTTTATGATGTCTTCAGGGTTACGATACTTTATATCATCTGTCAAGCGTAGAACACGAACATCATTAACATGTCCACGCATCTCCTTTGCCATTGTTAGTGTCTTTGGTAGTGCGTCAGGGTCAAGTGCTATTATTGCTGTCGAGAACTGCGTAAGAAACACTTGATGAGTTGAAAGGAGAGAAGTACCCATCAAAGCGACCCCGACAAAATTACCTAGTGAACCAACAACACTAGCACTCACGCAGTCCTCAACAACTACAGCGACATTACCATACCCACAGGTAAAAGGCAAGCCACTATTACCATATTTTTTCCACTTAGGCAATTTATTTGACAGGCTTCTACCTGTGCCATCTACAATCTTGCCGTTGTATTTAACTGGAAAAACTACTCTATCTTCTTTTGCATCATACAATATCTCTTCACGTAGATGTATTAAATCCCACTGATGTATAAAGTCTAGTGCTTTCTTGCGGTCTTTGATAGCAACTACATGGTCAGGCATACGAAACTCTATCTCATCTGCCATACGCTCTGCCCCTGTGAATCCTGTACGAATGTCATCTACAGATAACCTCACACGCTTACCACCTTTAGTGCCACAAGAAGCCTTGTAACAATTCCATACAAGACTACCCATGTTATTTGTGACAGTAAATGTTTTAAGACCACCACACTCAGGACAATTTATCCTACGTGTAGTACCATTAGGTATATCTATATCACTTATAATGTTATATATATTATTCATGTATTATATCACTTTCCTTGTCGGCAGTTAAATGCTTTTACCACGTGATTTACGTGCAGTCAAGGCATAATTTGCACTCTCGTAAGTATTTTTCATGTATGGTTTAACAGACTGTGGGTTACTGTGTCCTGTAACCGACATGATTTGTGCCATACCGACACCTGCTTCAACCATTTGTGTTGTTCCTGTCCTGCGTAAGTCCATCAGGCGTAGTTCTTCAGACAGTCCAGCCTCTCGCATGACAAGCCTTGCGGCTTTTGACAGTCTCTGCAAGCTATAAGGATGGTACTCACCCTGTACGGGCTTTATACGAGGAGCAACGTACTGTTGGAAGCCAAAGTCTTCCTGCTGTTGTATCAGCATAGAGTGTAAGTCATCCTCAATAGGTAGAGTTACCTCTGCTCTACGCTTTGACTGCTCAAGATATAGCTTTTTCTCAGGCAAATCTAGGTTATCCCATGTCAATAGCCTCATGTCACCCAATCTCTGACACCATTCGTATGCCATGTGTACAATCAACCCAAGACTTCGCCATTCAAACTGTGAGTAGGCAGTGTCAAGGAATTGACGCACATCATTCTCTGACCATACAACCTTACGTTGAGCAGGTGTTTTACGCTTGACATTAGAGAAAGGATTGACTGTCGCATACTCCATGTCTATTGCATAGCGATACACGATAGATGAGACAGTACATACGTGGTTGGCGAAGCTAATGCCTCGCTCAACCCACTCCTCGTATGCATGTTTAGCTTCCTTACTCGTAAGTTTATCATACTTTATGTCACCAAATTTGTCAGTCATTATGCCTAAGAAATACTTATAGTCTGCCTTAGACTTGTCTCTTAACATACTGAAATCATTAGATGAATAGTACCTGTCAACTAATTGTTTTACTGTCTTCATTGTCTTCTGCGTCCTCTCGTATGTGTTCATCCGCATATTTATTTAGATACTTTTCTACAAAATCAGCAATACCATTACTGTGAAAATGTTTTTTGTAATTGCGTTTTCTAGGCGACCATCTACCTGTAGTCCAGTAATACATGTGTGGTCTATCTGCTCTACTATATACAACTATAAGACTAGCAGACAAATCCACTTCATAATCTATATCATTACTGTCAAGATATTTACAGACAAACTCTAGGCTTTCATTTGTATCCTTGCGAAAGATACGTTCACCTTTTGAGTTTGTCCTTACATACTCCCACTTATGCTCACTCATGCCGCCAACAACTCCTTGAACTGCTTGCTGTCTACCCACTGTGTCACCTTCTCTTCACGTTGCCACATGGATACTGCTCTTGTATCACCGCCAGTGTTACGTAGCTTGAACCCATTACGCTCATCAGCATACGTTGCATAGTTTGTGAACGCAGAGTATAATGCCCAAGCATTTTGACCACGCACACTCGCCTCTTGGTTGTATAACGTAATCATCTTGTCTGCCGTGCGGTCAGACTTGAGAAGAGACTGAAGCATATTCTTAACATCTTGTATAAGAAGTGGCTTATTAGCCCACTGCTGTAAGGTGGCAGACTGTGAGTAGAAGTCTTGCTTGCTACGCTCTAGCTGTGTAATGAACCTGTCAAGGCTGAAGCCACTGGTGTTCTTGCGTCTTACCTTGTCATGCTCACCACGTATCTGTCCATTGGTACAGAAGAAATCAATCGCACCGAACAGAACTGTGTTAGAACACGTACCATCCACACCATGCAGAGCAATGATACGTTGTGCTATCTCTGTCTCATGCTTTTCTGTGGATATCTTAGCTGTTACATTAGGTAACGTCATGTCCATCATAGCCCATCCATTGTGATGTGCATCTTTCCACTTGACTACAGCACCCTCATACTCAGCATCAGTCAGGTGATTAGTGACTGCATCACTCACATCACGAAAGAAATTTCCATGTGATGCACAGTTGAAGTCCTTACCCACGATGGCAATGTACTTACCTGTGTTTCCATCAATGACATACTTCTTGTCATCTACCTTTGTTGGTTCAAAGATTACATCAAAATCTAAATTCTCTGGTATCATATCTAATGGCATATCTATTCTCCTTTCATCCATTGTGGCATATTACGTCCTTTGTTATAACGTGCAAAGCTCATTTTGTCAACCCTGTAAAAGGCACGATAGGCTTCTATCGGGTAGTCTTCGTCTGTCTTACAGTCATCGTGTCCACTAAAGCATTGTGGGTGTGCTGTCACGTCACCATCTGGTAACAGATGCCGTCCTCTGTACAAGGCAATGCTATGCTTACCTGCCCCATGCCACTTGCCATATCGGTGGTGATACTCACCTAGCATGGCTGTGTATAGACTGTAAGCCCATCTGTAGTTGGCACGATTCTCCATTGCCCACAGGGTGCATGGATGCTTCTGATGTACAGGCTTGTACAAAGCATGCTCCTCTGCATACTCTGGTGCATGATGCCATAGGCTAGTGCATAGCATCTGCGCTTCTTCCAACGGCATCTTGACAACGTGTTGGTCACATAGTGACTTGGCTATGGCGTTGACATCTTCTTCTATAATAAATCTATTCATGCTCATTCTCCTGCATAAACTCATTAAGCGTATCTTCATCCGCATCTTGTGTGTAGAATTTATACATCTCATCATATGCAAAACGCAATAGTGTTTTCATATCCCAATCATCCACATATTTCATGCAAGCATTGGCTATCTGGTCATCTGTATATCTATTCATGCTCTCCTCCTCTTCCTCTGCCTAGACCACCAAAATACTGCGGCTTACGCTTGGCTGTTTGAAATACACCGACAGTAATAAACACTCCTGCCAGTAATAGTGTATGTGCTATGGCACTGATGCCAAAGGCAACTATAGAGCCTAGTGACATACTGAATATGATACACCACATCCATGCTAATACTTGCATTATCATATGCCTTGTGTTGATATCAGGCACATTGGACAGCGGATTCTTTGCGTCATCCATAATCATATTGTATAACTTTAGCATTCACATATTCCTTTCTTTAATAACTCTATCACAACTACGTATGCACCACAAGCAAACACAAACATGATAGCAAATCGTAACACGTTGTCCATAAATGGGTCTTGCATCTCATCCTTGTTCATCCAGAATGTTAGTATCTTTTTAATCATTAGGTTTCTCCATCAATACACCATGAGTACCATGATGTGCGTGTAGCTGTTGTATAACTACCCACCCCATAAGTTTGTATGCTTCTATGTCGTAGTGTGATACGTATCTATACACTCTCATCTTCATTCTCCTCCTGTCTGAAAAATTCTAACAAAGTCCAAGCACTTTCATATGCGTGGTCATAACTTCTGTATCCATGCTCCTCTTGTAACTGTTTAGCTAACTGATGTGCTACGTATTCAAGATGTGGTGTGTGGTCTATCGGTAATTCAAGTTGTGTCATCACTTAATTCCTTTCAATATATGTGCTATCACGTCAACTGTAAAGCCATTGCCTAGCATCTTGTATCGTTGCGTGTTGGACACATGGTTGGTGTAATTGTCTGGCAATGTTTGCAATCTCTCGCAC